GTGTTTTTCCAGATACGTTTGGAATAGTGTTTCCCGGACCAATTTATTGACAATGCATGAGCTATCTCTTTTTCAGAAATATTAGAAAAAGCAAATCCATAGCCCGTCTGTCTTTGGGTATTATAAATGGTTTTATAGTAGCTGTCTCTGGCCAGATTCTCAAAAAAGGTTGTGTCAAATTGCTTTTCTTGTTCATATACATTTTGCATCAAGAAATCAACCTGCCGCATCATATCTTTGAATCTCTCTATCCTGCTGGTATATGCCGGAGCTTCTAATACTTTTAGAATGTCCTGTCTTCCTTTTCTTGTTTTCTCGTTTCTGAGAGCTAATAAGAGTTCATCTATGGATGCTTTATCCTGCATCTTATTTAAGAGTTCCCATGCCTCTACTTCAGAAAGTCCGTAATCTTTACGGTACTTGTCAAATACATCTCTGGCTGCATAGGTTAGCTGGGTCAATGCTTTTCGGTAAATCCTTGCTATTTTCTGTGCAGTCTTTTCTGCGTCTTCCATTGCATGATACATGTCCCATGCCGCTCTATTCTCCCAGTAATCACTCATCTACATCATCCTTTGTATCTTTGTTACCCGGTGGTGTATTTTCCTGCATACCAAATAGTGCCTGCTGTTTCTCGATCGCTTTCTCTTCCTCTTCGTCTAATCTTTTTAATTCTTCGTCAACGTCTTCTACAAAAGGAACTTGCGAAAGCAATGTCTTTCGGCTTATCTTTCCCCAGAGATTCGCTATGATCTGAGAAATCTCAAGAAGATTCTTTGGCAGAGCCCTTGTAAATGTCGGTGTGATGCCGGATATGTCTATCTGCTGTCCTTTCAGGTTGAGAAAATTGGCAAAGATACGAAGTCTCTTTCGAAGTCCCTTTTTGTAATAGCGTGTTTTAATCTTTGTGATATTCTCCATGCCTAATAGTTTAAATTCCATCGCCACACCGCTAACGTTACCACCGAAGGATTCGTCTGTCATACAAGGGATATGGGAGAATTTATGGATGTCCTGTTCGATTGCTTTCTTTAAGATTTCCACGCCGCTCTCATCGAATGTTCTGGTGAGATACTCCGCTTTCGCTCCCTCGCCTGGCATTTCTAATACCTTTCGCTGTTTCACTTTCTGCATTGCTGTTTTAATGCCGTCTTCTTCTTTCCCCTCGTCGTCCGTTACCGTATCGTCCGCAAGTAATGTACCGTAAATTGCCAAAATCGCATCAATGAATTGCTCTTTATCGGTGATACGGTCACTCATCAGTGCGTTATATGCATCAATAAGGGGAATCTGTAGTTCAAAGTCTCCAATCGCCAATTTATTGTTCTGGTATTCGATGATCGGTATCTCTCCCATGTGATGAATATATGGAACTTCCGTTGTTGGCTGTATCGTTGGGGTATTTTCGATATCTAACTCATATTTATAATTCACTGTCACAACTGTTGCCATGTAGTGGTCTGGAGATCTTCCGGAATCATCTTTCTTGACATAATAATAGACAGCAAAGAGCTCATTCTCCTCAATGCTGTCATCCTTTACCATGAAAGTATTCTCTGCTGAGATATTTTTAATGCAGAGAGTTGTTTCATTCTCCTTCACATAAATATATTCATAGGCTAATCCGTAGATAGAAAGCTCTAATCCATTGTCTCCGTCCGCTTCATCCGCTCCCGCATCCTCTAAAGCATCCGTTAGTACTGTAATGTCAGCAGAAGATTTATAGGAGACTGGGTTGCCGATGAAGTAGCTTACTACTGTGTCAGAGATATCTTTTGCATGATTACATACAAGTTTATTTTCCCGTTCGGTGTCTCCAAGTATTTTATGTTTGCCCTCGTAGTATTCTATATTTTTCCTAAGTTTGCTTGCCAGGCTGATATGTTTACTGATTAATTGACGGAGCATCTGTTTGTCCGGGCTACTCTCGTCAAATCGTTCCCTTGGTATTGTAAATGTATATATTGTTCTCACCTTCTTATCTTAGCTTTCTTCATTCTCGCTACCCTATTGCCTAATATCGTAGAACAAAAGTAACGTGCTGCATCGCATCCATGGTCGAACTGTTTTACCGGTTTATCTTCCCCATGCTCTAAGGCTTTTTCATCCCAGATGTAAGAAGCAAATTCTCCGATTGTATTCGTACAGGATTTCTCAAAACAAATCTTGCAAAGATTTAATAATGTTCCTACGAGACGAATTCCGTCTAATACGTCATTTTTTGCTTTGAGTACTTTGTATCCTCGTTTCCGTAGTTCTGCAATAAAGGATGCTGCGGAAGGGTCTACGATGATTGCTTTTATCTGTGTCCCGTCAAGCCATTCTTTTAGATCGTCTGCGTATTCTGAGTCTGTTTTCTGTTTGCCTTTATCTCGGCCAGAATAATAATACTCTCTTGTGCAGTACCAAACTCCATCCACACCTTTGTTCCATAGAAGGAATACTGTAGCGTTCTGGGTTCCATAATCACAGGAAACATAACGATTTTTATTTATCAGCAAGCTATAGAATTCCCGGATATCTTTTACATGTTTCTTTTCATCGAACATATCGTAAATGATGCCTTCCGCCGCTGCCCATAATCCTTTGATGTATCGTTTGAAGAAAACTCCTGTGTACATCGCACGATATCTTTGCTTAATCTTCTCCGACAAAGAAAGATTGTCGTCCATTGTAAAGTGCAAGTACAAGATTTCTTTTAGTCCATGAGCTTTTCCTTTTTTGGCCGCTTCCTCTTTGATTTTCTTTGTTTGCTCTTTTCCCAGATAACTCGTTGATTTGTTTATCCAGTTTTGTTTAAACCAGTGATAAGGTCCATCTGGGTTGCAGTTAAACCAATATTTTGAGCCGTCTACAGAACAACGCCCTGTCGCCTGGTTTACGAAAGACTCTGGCATCAGAGCAACTTCATCAAAAAAGATCCCGGCCAAGGTGATTCCTTGGATAAGGTCCTGCGAACTTTCATCTTTTCCACCGAAGATGTAAAAGTAATTCTCTTTTCCTTTTCTTTTGACGATAACTAGATTGTCGGAACGATGGTCTTCGACTTTATACCCTCGACTTGTGAGCATTAATTTTAACCAGAAGAGAACGTTTCGTCTGAAAGAACCAATCGTTTTTCCACACATACCGAAGTTTTGTCTGTCGAATGTCTCCATTGCCCACATCGCAAAGGAGAGCGACATGGAGACTGTCTTTCCTGAACGGATTGCGCCATCTGCTATGATGCCGTCCATGTTGCAAACTGGTGATTCTGGCATCCACCAGGTGAGAATTTTCTTCTGTTTTTTTGAGAACGGTTTAAACTTAAAGGCTGCTTTCTTTACTCTTCTTCCCATACTCCAGATACCTCGGCTCTAAGTGCTTCCAGGAAACCGTCGTCTTCTGTTTCTTCCTCATCGTTATTGAAAGTATTTGCTTTAAGTCTTAAGAGATTAATCTTTTCTTTCTGCTCTGCAGTTGCCATGTCCATGTGATCCGAAAGCCATTGTAAGGCTTTCATGCGGTCTGCTAATTTTATACTTGCTCCATCTCTTCCTTGTTTTATCTCTGAAATGATTGTCCCATCTACTTCCGAGGAGTCCTTGAATCTAACAACATTCGTTTTCTGTTTTAAGATTTCTTTTTGTCCTGTCTTAGGATTTTCTACTTTTACAGGTCCGTGCATTGACATCACTGGAGCTTCTTCTGTAGTAAATTCTAGAAAGTCTGTAATATCCGCAAACGCAATGTCTATGTATTTCTGAAAGACATCTTCTTCGGACAGAAATTCCCGATTGAGGCGGGTTTGTTTGAGGTTGTGAATTTCGGTTTTTATCCTAACATTTCCTAACAAACGAGGTCCCGCTACTACTGCAGTTTCGTAACTACATTTATATGCTTTTTGGTATGCTTTTGTAGCATTAAAACTTCTTACATAGTAAATACAAAAAAGCCGCTGTTTATCAGTTAATTCTGGATTTTCTATAATCTGATTAACCTCTTCAACATCGGCTTGTTTTTTTATATTCTTTTTTTGTTCGGAGTACTCCGTATCTTTTTGGAGTACTCCATTCATTTTTTGATTCCATTTATCTTTACATTTCCATCCACTTACTGTTTTTTCTGGAACATTAAGCAGTTTGGATATCTCTCTGTTTTGAATCTTTCCTTTATGTTTTTTATAAACTTCAAAAGCTTTATCCCTATTGGGATCTCTTGCTCTCGGCATCATCACCACCTCTTATTTTTGTTTATACCCCCTCCGGGAATCGAACCCGGGACATTCAGTTTATGCTCTACCACTGAGCTAAGGGGAAATTGAAACACGTATGCCAGCACCTTAATAGACAACCGATTGCTGCCTACTAGAAAGGAGGTTGACAAGTATCACAGTCCTTGCCCACTGTGGCTCAGGTGCTGTACATTGTGTCGTCAAATTACAAAATTGTATAAGAAAAACACCCTGCATTTTGCAGGGTGTCTCTCTGGCAAAAAATATCTCACAAAAGATGAAAACAAAAGGATGTGCTGTCTTTCTTCTGTTTCCACTTTAAGTTTTATCATACTTCAAGCGAACGTGACCGAACATTTTTAAATTTTTTCAAAAATATTCTACTCTTCTTCTTCGAAAAACCTATTTCCTTTCATTCTACAGCTATTTTCCGTATAAATTCTTTTTGTTCTAGAAAACATCTCATTCATTTGATGAGCCACTTGATTCCAGGTCAATCCCTCAATATAGTGCATTCTGA